TGGTCTTCCCATTTGTTTTCTCCTTTAAAAAGTAGTCCTATGCCCGTTCTATGGGCTACGCTGTGGTGCAGCATAAGTCCGCCTTGCGGCACACTATCTGACATTAGTATTTATCAATTACTCTACGTATCGTCTTATACCTAAGGCTCTGTTAGATTTATATAATTTTATAGAAACTTTGTTATCTTGATTGCCGCCTAAAATTGAATAATATTCGATACCATTTACATTTACTGTTTTAAGGTAAAATCCTACATGTCCGTTGAATACGTTTGGTCCTCTTGGAAATACTACAATATCTCCTACTTCCGGAACATCTACTTTAGTACCCCAATGTAAAAAACTACGTGCAGCTAAAGGATATGGATGGGCTTCGTTTGGGCTACACAATTGACATATTGCTACTCCAGGTTGGTTTAAACTAGGAATACCACTTTCTTGTAATACTGAATTTACAAATGCAGCACACCATTGCGTATACACAGGATCAACATCTAATAAATCCTTTAATTCTTCTCTATGGTAACGTTCACTGTGACCAATATACGGTATTGCTGTGGATAAAACTTGTGAATTTTGTGCTTCGGATGTACAGGCTGATAATGCAAAAAGTGCAAATAATAAGTTATGCTTCATAGAATATTTAGCCATAAAAAAAGACCCGCAATGCGAGCCTTTTAATAGTAAAGTCTTTTTTATTAAAAAGAATATTTAATTGTAGCTTTTATACTATCAGCATATTCAGTTTGTTGTCCGGTCCATGTGTTTGTTCTATCTACTTGATGTAAATAAATGCCTGTTTGAATTCCGCCTACAGTATACAATGCACCGTAATACATTGCGTCTGTTCCGATATCGTCATTCTCAACTCTATGTGCAGTAAGCATAAACTCTTTATTTACGTTATACATAACACCCATATCAATTCTGTTATCTTTTGTGTATGTTCCTGTATTTTTATCGTCCCATACTTCGATACCAAAACCTACTGGAATATTATATCTACGAAGTATTTGCGAACCTAAAGACCAACCTTCTTGTGCTGATCCAGTTTCTGGGGCAATACGCATATACGATACTTCTGCTAGTCCTGCTAGGCTTACTGTTGCTCCTGCATACATTACTTCATTAGTTGGGTCATAACCTATTGCAACACCGTATGGCATCTGTCTTTGTAATCTGTATTCATCAAATTCAAATTCATTACTATTTTGCCAGCCGCCGTATGTAAGTACAACTTTTTCATTATGGTCAATTCTACTACTTGACTCTGTAATAATTAATGGTGCGCCAATTTTAGCTGTTTTTGCAAAGCCTAAACGCTGAGCATCTGTTTCGCCTAAATACAATCTTGTATTATTTGCAAATCCAAATCCTAATTGTTTTTCAACAATAGTATTATCTTTTGTTCTGTCTAGTGAATACTTTGAATCAAAGCGTGTACTTGCACCTGCCCAGTTTATTATAGAATGATTAATTTCATTTTCAAAACCTAAAAATATTTCTGCGCTAGTGTCTAATTTGTTTGTTGTTGAGTCAGGGTCAATATATAATTCGACTTCACCGTTAATAAAAACTCCTGCGGGTAATGATAGTGCTGTTTTTTCTAAGTCAGCTAATCTTTGTTCTATTGTTTTATTATCCGCGTAGGCAGATGCTGCAATCATAGAAAATATTGCAGACATTATAATAATAGTCCTTTTCATTTTTTTTACCTTTCTAAGGTAGTTGGGTTTCTTCTGTAGTTATTTATTGTCTACTTCTTTTTAAGACAAAAAAATAGGCGCACTAGGCGCCTATTTTAATTACTTTAAAGTAAAACTTAGCTAAAAGTTACACCGCCAGCAATAGCAACGTTACCTAAGTAATCTGCTGCGTTACCAAGCGATGATGCAGTGTTATTCAACTCAACATATCCATAACGTGTCATGAATGATACTGTTGGTTCGAATGTACCTGGATCTAATACAACTCCTGAGCTCATTAGCGGGATGTATGGGCAATAGAATGCCGCTGCATCTGATTCGCTTGAACCTTTGTAGCCGATTAGTACTGGTGCATCGTCTGCTGCATATGTGTTTACATATACTTTCATTGCGTTGTTCAAAGTACCAACCATTTTAGTGTTAGTTGGGGCTTCAAAAGTACCTTCAGTTGTTCTTGCAAATGCACTTGTAGTTGCAGACTGTAGGATTGTTAGTGCAAATGGTGATACCACTGCCCAGTTACCTGCGCCTCTACGTGTACGTTGTGCAATCAAGTTACTTACGCGGTTAATTTGAACAGCTAAAGCAGCGTGTTCGTCACCTACGAAAGTAGCTGTACCACTTACAGCCGTTTGGTCATAAGTTTGTGCAGCCGCACCTGATAAAGTTACAAGCGAACCGATAACTTCTTGGTCAATCTCAGCAGTAATCTCTTGTGCAAGAGCTGCCATGATTTCTGCTTCTACGTCAATACCGTGCATAGACTGTGCGTCTTGTGCAGCTTCAAACGTCCAGCGAGCTGACAATTTACGTGTCTTAGCTTCTACTGTCTGCTTCAAGATTTGAATTGACATTTTTCTGCCTGCTTCTGCTTCTAAAGCAGCAGTACTTGCAGCTTTTGCAGTTGCCGCATCACCTGAATATGCTTCAGCAATTTTGAATGGGCTTAGAGCTTCTTCGCCTGCTGTAGTATCAGTGTTACCTGCACTTGTGTCATTCATTGTATCTGAATAACGTACACGTAGCGTGTGAATTTGACCAACTGGACCAGTCATTGGCTGTACGCCAACTAGTTCGTTAGCAATAACGGTTGGCATAACACGTCTGATAACTGGTAGGATTACACGGTTAAGTGTAGCTACGTTACCTGCTGATGTTGCGCCTGCTGTTGCACTCTCTGACAAGTATCTGCGAGTGTTTTCTAGTGTAGCAGCCATTACAGACTTCTTGTTGCCTTGCAGGCCTTCAAGAAGAGCAGTTTTGGTGTCTACCCAGCGTGATTCTAGTAGTTCTGACATCATTATCTCCTTAATTTAATCCAGCAAGACGGCGTATGTCTAATACGTTCGATTCGTCTGCTTTATTTGTCATTGTTTTTGTTACGGGTCTATTGCCTGTAATTTCTTTGCCTTCTGTGATGTTTGCCTTTTGCTTTGCTGGAGTATTACTATCAATAACTGATGGTAGGTACTTATTAAAAGATTTTTGCAATCTATCAGTTTGTACTGATTCCAGTAAGTCTGTCATAATCTCGCGTTGATCTTTGCCTAATGGCGAAATCAAACCGTTCATAATCTTTTCTCTCTTAGCAGTTTCAATTAAGCGTGATTTCTCTTTGCTTGTTGATTCTGCAAGATTTTTAGCTTTAGTAGCAAATGCTTTCGCTTCTGCCAATTGCTTATCTTTAGCACTTAATACGCTCATTAGTTTACTTACTTCTGAATTTTCATTCAAGTGTGAAGAAGTATACTCATTTGCAAATGCTTCAAATATCTTACGACCGAAGTCGTTGCTACGTGCTGTATCAATATCTTCTTTAAGTGCAGTAATTTCACCTTTAAGTGACTTACCAACCATTTCAGATACTGCTGTTGCACTTCTTTCGATAAAGTTAGCTTTAACTTTAGCGAAGTGTGTCTTAGCTTCGCGTACTAAACGTACTTTAGTTTCAGCTAAGTCTTTCTTATCTTCATTGAATTCTGCAATTTCACCTGCTAGAGACTCAACAACAAACTCTTCTAGCTTGGCATAATTTTCTGCCATTGCTACTTTGTCTGCTCTTAATTCTTTAATCTCGCTTGCTAAATTTTCAGCAACGAAACCCTTCAGTAGATCTGCATTTTCACGCATTGCAACAGCATATTTTGCTTTTGCTTCTGCGAGTTGTTTGCGGTCATCTGCAAACTCTGCAATCTCTTCAGCAAGTCGCTCAGAAAGCATTGAGTCGATAGCTTCAACCATAGTTGACTTATCGTGCTCATACTTTGTAGCAAATTCTTCACGTAAATCAGCAGTTACCTGCAAACGATTTTCGTTAATTTTGCTTTCCCAAGCTTCTTCAATTTGGTCTCTAATCTCAGCTGAAACAACATCGTTTTCAAATAGAGTTTTTATTGCATCTATCATTACTTTCTCCTGTTTCATTGGAGTTTACTGATTATATTAATCAGTGATTCCTTAAGATACTTTTGTGCCTTGTCGTCGTGTCTAGTTGCCTGTGCTAATTCGTATGCCTTCATCCCTCCACGTGCATTCATAAGTGTTTCATAAATGGGTGTTGGATATGCACCAGGGGCGCTAGGCTGAGCCACAACGTCCACAGTGATTATTTCAAAGTCAGAAACGGTATTACTGCCGTCTTCTGCTACGTTACCGCTACCACGTGACGAGACGCCTAGTTTAACTCCGCTTTCAAGCATTGTTTTAACTAGGTTCCCCATCGGTGTTGGTAAAATTTTCAGTTTTCCATAACCGTTATCGCCATCCATCCAACATTCAGTTATCATATGGCTAACACGGTCTATATTGATATTAAGTCCTTCTGGATGATCCACTTCACCGAGAACACTGTATCCTCCAGTAATTTGATCATTGAGAGTTTTGACAGCCCTGCCTATTTCATTTACAGGATACACTCGCTGATTAGCATTGCGGACACCACCTTGGATCATAATACCTTTTAAATAAAGGTCTTTTCCTTCGTTGGCACCCTCAAGCACTATATTAGCTTGGTCGAATGTCAAATGCTCTTGTAAGTTTCTCATCTATTAGTCCTTACTATCGTTCTTATTTGCCTACAACAGATTTTTTGTTGTCAGCAGTCTCTGGCTTCGACTTCTTTTCAGCGCCGTGTCCAGGTTCGGTTTTGCCAGCTTTTGCTGCCTTACCACCAGGAACGTTAACGTTCTTGGTATTCATGTCCTTTGCA